AAAAAGGACCTCCGAAGAGGTCCTTTTAAATCACCACTCTACGGTGGCTTCGTATTACATCAAGTTTTTAACTTGGAAGATACGGTAGTATTGGTTAGAACGTGGTGTCAAACCGCCGTTACCAACTGCTGAACCTTGTGCGAATGGGTTTGATACCATGCCGTAACGAGTCTTGAATCCAATTTTTGGTTGGAATGTGTACTGGTCAACAGCACGAACCATTTGCAATGGTACGTATGGGCAATAGAACAAACCGGCATCGTATGGTGATGTACCTTTGTATCCAATTGTCACCAATTCTTGGTTAGATGTGTAACCACCGAAATATGGGTCAATGTATACCTTGATACGGCCATGCAACATACCAGCAAATGTGTTGCCTGTATCGTCAACTTGTAGGTCAGCAGATAGAGCAGGTGTGTAAGAAAGAACACCAGCCATTGCCATAGCAGAAGCAACGTCAGATGATACAATCATCACGTTACCTTTACCTCTACGAGTTGCTTTTGCAATTACGTTAGCATCACGTTCAATTTGGAAAATCAAACCTTTGAAACGTTCAACAGACCAACGACCGTTTGAGTCAGTGTCTAAGTCGAATGTACCAGTAGTTGTTGTACCATATTGAGCACCTGCAACAGCAGACAAATAGATAGTACGGATAACTTCACGGTTGATTTCAGAAAGAATTTCTGTAGATAGAATGTTTGACAATTCTGTTTCAGCATCCAAACCATGGATTGCCTTCAAGTCTTGTGCAAGTTCTAGTGAGTATTCTGCCTTCAATGCACGGCTTTGTGCAGTAACAGTAACTTTCTCAATGCTGAATGCCATTTGGTTGAAAGCATCTGTAGCATCATCTTTACCAAGACCTTCAGCCTTAGTTGTTGTCATCGCAATACCAGTTGTGTATGCGTTAGCAGTAAAGTCTGATACTGGGTTTGTTACCAAGTCTGAACCACCAGTTGCTCTGAAACCATACAAGTTTGTTGTAGAGTTTGCACCAGAGAATTGTGTGTTAGCTTCGTTGAAGAATGCTTCTGAACCAGTTTGTGAACTGTACTTAGCACGCATTGCGAAGATAAGACCTGTAGGTCCTGTCATTGGCTGAACGCCAGCAACATCATAAGCAATCAAGTTAGGTAGAGCACGGCGAACCAAGCTAATCAAAATTGGGTCATAGTTAGAAATGCTAGAACCAGTTGCGTTGGCAGGTGTTGCTGAATAAGTTGTTTCATTCAACGCTTGTGCATCTTGACGCATTGCTTGTTGTTGGTTTTCCAAAACAAGGGCTGTAACAGCACGCTTGTATGGGTCTTTAATGGCTTCCAATTCTGGGTGGTTAAGAACCGGATCCCATTTTTGTTGTAGTTCTTCTGTTAGATACATGAGTGTCTCCTTATAAGTATCTTTTATTGGTAAATTTTATTTATTTAACCAATGATTTAGAGATTGATTGTGCGTATTGAGCAATTGCAGGATCAGTAGAAACTGTTTGTTTCTTTTCTTCTTCAACTGTAATTTCCTCATTTAAAGCAGCGATGTCAGCAGACTTAACTTGGTTTTCAAAATAAGATTCTCTTAATGTAACCACTTTGTCTACAAATTCTTCCATGGTAGTAAAATCAACACTCTCTGCGAGTGATTTCATTTTCTCTACTTGGGTCTGCGTTAGGCCTTCACATACTGCATGTATAGCCTCTGATTTAGTTTTTTCGTTTAATTCTTTTTTAAGTTGAATGGCAGAATTGATTTGTTCATTCAAAGAAGCTTCAAGTTCTTCCACACGGGTTGTCAATTCTTCAACAACGTTAACTTTTTCTTCTGGAATGTCAATGTAATGTTCAACGAACAAATCTTTTAGACCGGCAATAAAGTCTTCCACGATTTCAGCACGTAGACCTTTTTCAACTGCCAATGCATTTTCTTTCATCCATTCTTCGGCCATGTAGTTCATGTAGTCATCAACTTTAGATGCCAAATCTTCTTTGATTTCTTCGACTGCTTCTTCAAACTGGATAACCAATTCGTTTTGAATGTCTTCCAAAATTGCTTCTGTACGAGACATAACGGCAGCTTCAAAAATTGTAGTGGCTTTAGAAACAAATTCTTCTGAAAGATTTTCGTTGCCCAATAGAGCATCCATATCTTCTTTCATCTTTTCTTTCATTTTTTCTTTCTTCATTGCTGCTTTAATCATAGCTTTGTCTTGAGCAGCATCTTCATGACCTTCTTCTTTTTCTTCTTCAAATACTTCTTCTCCAGAATCAACTTCTTCTGGAACATGCATCTGTGGTGCACCAGCGTTTGCTGGCATTGTTTGTTTTGCCAATTTAGCTTTGATACGGTCACGAATGCTATCGTATGAATTTTCTGAACCTTGGTGGCCGCCCATATCTTTAGCACCTGTGTCACCAGCTTTATCTTCAGCAGGTTGGTGTGCCATTTTTTTCATTGGTTCGGAACCAACAGGTGGTGTTGCACCAGGTGGTTTTGCAGATGGTACACCTTTAGTGTAATCTGGATTTGGATCGTTAACATCGTTTGGTGAATCACCAATTTTGCCAGCGTCACCTTGTACGGTTGCTTTTAGTTTTTCTGGTTTATCTCCACCACTTCTTTTAGAAGAAACATTGGAATCTAAAGTTTCTTTAGAACCTTCGTCTAGTAAAATTGCTTTAGCGGCTTCTGACAGATTAAATTTTGCCATTTTGAAAATCTCCTTGATTTTATATTGGATATTTATAATTAAAGTTTTTTGACAAATGATTCCCAAATGCGTAGACTTACTTTTTCTATGTCTTTACTTGAAGCTTGCTTGATTTCTTGCTTTGCTTCTTCGTATTGATATTCAGTCCATACGCCATTGACCATCACCCATTCTTTGCCTTCCATGATACCTTGTACAAAAGCACCAGGTGCGGAAGGGTCTGCTACAATATCTGCCGCTGTGGCCAGATGGAAATCTCCTTGAACAACGTTAATACCGTTTTCCATTTTTAAAGAACCCATACCTCTAGACGATACACCTAATTGTGCGCCGCCTTCAATAAGGTTTCTTGCAATGTTACCCATTGGCGTTTCAAGAATTTTTGCTTTGCCTATCCAAGCATTTCCCTCTTGGCGCAATCCAACAATCAAATGTGATACACGGTCAAGGTTAATAGATGGGGTGTCCGGATGTCCCAGTTCACCAAAGGCACGATTTTTATTAATGTATTCTTCACTGTAACGTTTAACTTCATTACGCATTGTTTCTTCTTTATACATGCGTTTGTTTTTGTTTACAGCTTCAGCAACAAGAAAAGGACCCTCAATGTAAAGGGTCTTTTTACCATCTTTTTCTTCTGTAATGTATTGTACAGATTCTGTAATTTCTTTAATAAGTTTCATTATTGTTGCCTTATGGTCTTATGTTATAAGGAAAATAATTAAATGCAGCAGGATCGTTTAATTGACCACGTTGATAATGTGCATTGTCTTTACGCAACTCAAGTACAATTGTGTATGAATCATTTGCAACCATACCACGGGTTGTAATACCAATGTCACCATTTGAACCGGCTACAGTTGATGTTGGATTTCCAATAGTAACCCAGTTTCCAGCACCATCATATTCTCCGTTACCATTTAAGAAAAATATAGTACCGTTGCCTGCAGCTGCAGGTGCTGTCCAATACATTTCAACATCACCTGTTGTTGAACAATCATACCACATACGATAAACTGAAAGTCCGTAATATGGTAATGGTCCTGTGTTAGCGGTTGAAACAAGTAAATTTGCTTTAGATTTATCTAAAGCTCCGTATAAAGTATTTGCTTGAATACGGATTGTGTTGGCTTCTTGACCTGTACCATCAAATCTGGCTGTCAATTTAATAACAGTATGTTCTGTGGTATCTTTTAATACTTGGTTTGTATAAAAATTTGGCATTTTTTACCTTTAGTGTGTTATTGCTTCATCTTCGACTTCTGCTTCTTTTGGATTCTCAGGATTAGAAATCAAATTCAAAGCAACTTCTTGTTTCTTTGCTTCAATATGAGCCATCACTCTATCTTGTAGAGATGCATACATAGCATCACGCATACCTGTAGCGTTGTCTTGTGCGGCATAATCTATAATTGCTCTTGCTTTTTCCATAATTTTTCTCCTAATAAACTATTTATAATATACGTTTCAATTTGGTAAATGTTTCTTCTTTTTTAGGTGCCGCTTTGGCTGCCTTCATATCAAGTTCATGTTGATGTTCAGCATTAGCTTGGTCAATATTTAATTGATTTTGTTGTTGTTGTGCCTGTGCATCTGTTTGTACTGATGCAGCCATTTGTTGAGAAGCAATATCGTTTGTAACACCAACTGGTAATCCAAAACCTTCTTCTTTTTCTTTATCAATTTGTGTTTGCATTTCTTTAATTTCATCATCAGTCAAACGCAACACATTCTGTTGAATCCATTGTTGTGAGAAATAACGACCTGTATATGGATCCACTGAAGCCAACAAAGATAAACGATTAGTCATTAACTCAGCTTCTTTAAGTTCTGAGAAATTATTATCTTTAATAAAATCATAATGAATATTTTCTTTAAAAGAATCCCATTCTTCTGCGGTACAAATACCTTTAAAGATACATTGTATACGCAAAGCTTGGTCAAATAATTCTGAAAATTTATTACGCAGTCTGTCAACAAACTTAGCAAACTTCAATTCATCTCTGGTAATTTCAGATGAACGACCTAATGTAAATGCTTGACCTGATTCTAATCTTGATACTGGCACACTCAATGCACCATACAATTTTTTCTGAAAGTACTTAACATCTTCCAACTCACCAAGGTTTTGGCCACCTGGTAGTGTAGTAATCTCTGTGCCTTTTCCACCTTCTCTACGTGGTAACCAGAAGTCTTCCATCATGGACAAAAATTTACGGTCATCACGTACTTCACCAGTGTTTGCATCATAGACAAGTTTGTTTTTATACTTGACCATAATATCACGTAAATATTGTTCTGCTTTTAATTTTGGTAGGTTACCAACGTCAATGTAAAAGATTCTACGTTCTGGTGCTCTTGAGATACGGTAAATGACTGTTGCATCTTCAATCATACGTAACTGATTCAATGGCTTGATGGCCTTGTGTAAGTATGATAGTACCACTGCACGGCGTGAATCCATAAGACCTGACACAATTGACACAATAGAGTCAACAGTAATTCTTGTGCCTACTGGACCATAGTTGGTAGACGAACCTGATACTACCTTGTCGTTGTAGATGTAATATTCATTGACAGTTTTCATCAACTCTACACCAGTACGTTCATCTTTGGTCTTTTTCATCTCACGTACTTTACGAATCTTACGTGGATCAATATATCTTAATTCTTTAATACCGGCTGTAGGATCATCTTTGTCAATGATTACATGGTAATACAATCTACCATCAACATAGTACCTACGAAAAACATCTTGCGCCATCTTTTTATAATTCAACAGTCGCAAAATGGTTTGAAATTCCTCTTTGATGGCCTTCTTGATTTTTTCTGGTTGCTTTAAATCATCTAAAACAATCTGAGTGGTGTTGCCATCATCGTCTTGCACAATAGCTTCATTAACAATATCATCAATTGCTGATTCAATTTCTGGTTGCATGGCCATTTCACGGTATCGAGAAATGAGTTCTACCTCATTCTTTGCGGTACCATCTAAGTCAACATACGTACCATAGTATGCAGCTGATGTTATTGTTAATGCGCCATCTTCGGCGGCTGGAGGCGTGAATGATTGCTGAGTGGATTTCTCCTGCTCAGTTTCAGCACGGGATATTGTAAACCCGAACAGCGAAAACTTATTTGTATTTTGTGCCATATTTTTTTATTAATTCCAAAGTCAAAGAAACATAATGGAGGGCACTAGGCCCTCCGTATAAAAATCAAGAAGTTGTATTTGCTTCCCAGTATTGATAAGCAAAAGTTACTTGGAACTCTTCCATAGTATCATTTGAACCCCAATCTAATTCAATTGGTGCCAAATCAACAGGGAACAAACCAACAAATTGATAAGTTTTAAGAATATCACCAGTTTTACCATATTGTGTTACGACCGCATCAGTTGTATATGATGATGGTCTAACAGCAGCTGCTGAACGGACGTTGCTGGTGTTACTATTAACTGCGTTCATCCATGATTCTAAAGAATTTCTAATAGTGAAATCTTCATCATTGATGATTGTTAATGACCAATCTGCAAAAGTTCTGTTACCAGCAAACTTCAATTCACGGCCAAAGTAATTAACCGGCACAGTACCAATTGAAGAACCTGGTAACTGTGAAGATTTGGCCATGAAAGTTGTTTTGGAACTAGCTAAAGAACCGTTAGTTGCAATGATTGGAAATACTAAAGAGACAGAGAACAGGTTAGGACGGGCACCGTCTCCAACCATATTTGCTCTAAATTCTGCTACATTAAATGCCATTGTTTTCTCCTATTTCGTTTTATTTATTAAGCTGAGCCAACGATTGTTGTGAAATCAACGCCAGTTGCAACAGCAACAAAGTTCAATTGGATGTAATTGATTGAACGAGCAGGTTTAATGTAAATGTCACCAACAAAACGGTTACCATCAATAACTTGTGGAGTGTTGTTTGTAGAGTCACAAACCACTTTAAAGTCTGTGATACCACGGCGACCTTG